CCAAAACCAGGAACTATGATTGTATTTCCAGGTTATGTTCCACATCAGTTTGCAGTAGATGCAGGAATAGAACCATTTAGATTTATACATTGGAATATTAAAGTTGTTGAAACAGCAATATCAAAAGAAAGGAGTAATAATGAGCTTCCAAAAAAATAAATATTGTGTAATCAAAGAAGCTGTACCAAAAGAGATAGCAACATTTGTTTACAATTATTTTTTATTAAAAAGACAAGTTGCAAGAACTTTATTTGATCAAAGATACATTTCTAACTTTACAGAAGAATGGGGTACTTGGGCTGATTCACAAGTTCCAAATACATATTCGCATTATGCTGATATAGCTATGGAAACTTTATTGATGAGAACTTTACCTGTTATGGAAAAGAAAACAGGATTAAAATTAAATCCTACATATTCTTATGCAAGAATATATAAAACAGGAGATGTGTTGCATAGACATAAAGATAGATTTAGTTGTGAAATATCTACAACATTAAATCTAGGTGGTGATTTGTGGCCAATATATTTAGAACCTAAAAAGAATGTAGGTATTCCTGATGGTAAAAAAATTACAGTATCAAGCAACAATAAAGGAACTAGAGTCGTTTTAAAACCTGGTGATATGCTAGTCTATAGAGGTATGGAACTAGAACATTGGAGAGAAGAATTTCAGGGTAACGATTGCTGTCAAGTTTTTCTACACTACAATGACCAAAAGTCTAAAAATGCAGATCAGAATGTAAATGATAGAAGACCGCATTTAGGACTACCAGCTTGGTTTAAAAAGTGATAGAATACCGACTGGGGTGAGCAAAACCACCTAACCACCTTGCTCATCCCTCTTAATTACTATGGCTAATATATATAAAAATGCAATGTTTGATCTTACAACGACAAACAAAACAACTGTTTATACTTGTCCTACAAATAGGACAGCTTTAATAAAAGCAATACAAGTTACTAATATTCATACTGGAGCTGTTGAAGTAGAAGCATTTGCTACAGACGCATCTGATTCTAATGCTGAACATGAAGTAGCACATATATCATTAGCATCAAAAACAGTAGAGAATTTAGTTAAAGGAACAATGGTTTTAGAAGCTGGAGATGCTTTGAAGTTAGAAGCTGCATCAGCTAATAACATAGCTGGTATTGTTAGTTATTTAGAGATATTTGACGAAAAAAGTCCTTAACAAAGATACTATATTAGTGTATTTATGGAATTAGTTAGAATACCTATCAAAGAACTTGATAAAGTATGGGGTCTAATAGAAAAAGATATTAGAGATGCTTTACACTATTCAAGTCAACTTACCAGTTCTGATTACGTTTTAAATACTGCCAAAGAAGGCAAGTTTCAAATTTGGGTTCTTTGGGATAAATCTAAAGCAACACCGGTAGATAAATATTTCGGAGTAGTTGTTACAGAGATTATAAAACGTCAACTAGGAAAAGTTTGTCATATCTATATTATGACTGGCAGACAAAGACACAAGTGGCAATACTTAGTCAAAGACATTGAACAGTTTGCAAAAGATGAAGGATGTCAAATGATGGAGTTGATTGCTAGACCAGGTTGGCAAAAAATTTTAAACAACTATGGATATAATAGAACCCATGTTGTTTTAGAAAAAAAAATTAAAAAAGAAGAGGAGCAAAAATGAGTTTTGGCGGAGGATCATCAGGAGGATCACAAACAACTACACAATCAGTTCAACCTTATGCAGCAGCACAACCAGCATTAAATCAAATTATTTCTGAAGCTGGTCAGTTATATGCTCAAGGTCCACAAGCAGCAGGTTATGTTGCTCCAACACAACAAACACTTACAGGTCTTGCTCAACAAGAACAACTTGGTACAGCAGCACAACAACAATTAGCTGCAACTTTAGGCGGACAATATTTAAATCCTTTTTTATCACCATTAATACAAAAAACAGCAGCAGACATTTCAACTAATGTTGCTCAACAATTTTCAGGAGCAGGTAGAACACCTACATCTCCATTGGCACAACAACAAGCATTAGCTCAAGTTGCTCAAGCAGCATTACCTTTAGCTTTTGGTGAGTATGGTGCTGAAAGACAAAGACAACTTGGTATTGCTACAAGAGCTCCAAGTTTAATTCAAACAGGTCAACAACTAGAACAATTACAAAGACAACAGAATTTAGCACCATTCCAAGCATTACAACAATATGCTGGTTTAGTTTCACCTATTGCATCAGGATTTCCTGTAACATCAGGTGGTGTTAATACAAGAGCTAATCCATTAACAACAGCAGCAGGTGGAGCAGTCTTAGGTTCAGCCTTAGGTTTCAATCCTTTAGTTGGTGCAGGTGTTGGATTACTAGGAGGATTACTATAATGAAAAAAATACAAAAGATCATGTATGACTTTGATGTAAAAATTAAAAACAATCCTAGCAAAGCTATGTTAGGAATGTTTATAGCATTTTGTTTAGTCATTATAATTTTTGGAGGTTAATATGGGTACTAGCTCAGGATCTGATTCTGGAAGCTCAGGTGCAGTAACAGCAGATTACTATGGTCCAGATTCTTCATTAGTAGATGAAGTAGCTTTAACTGGTGGTTCAACTTATTCAACAGGTTTTGAAGGATCACCTGAATTAGGTGGTCAAGGAACTAGAACTGAAACAACGTATGGAGGTGGTGATGATAATTTTAGTAATGGTGACGATATTGATGCTACTTACACAACAGGAACAGAGTTTAATGTAACACCAACTCAAGAACCTACTTTTGGTGATAAACTTACAGATTATATCACAAGCGGAGGTTTGATAGGTCAAGGTATTAGAACTGTATCAGATATTTTTGGAACACCTGAAAATCAATATGCAGGTATAACTGGTGAAGATGGTTATGGCGAAGGTGATTATGTTTCTACTGTTGGTGATTGGGCTGAATCAAGAGGATTAACTACTGATTATTCTTCAGAAGATTTAGAAACACAACAACAATTAGATAAACTAGCTTTTAAAGATGGATTTAGAACTCAATCTTTTAAAGATTTATATGAAACAGGAGATGTCAGTAATTTACAAAATTTATCTCAATCTGAATCAGAGGAGGTAAGAAGATTGATACCACAAGCATCTTATGTAGTTGGGGGACAGCAACCAATAGAATCACAAGTTAATAAGTTCTTTGCTAACTTAGGTTCACAATCAGGACTTTCATCTCAGCTAGAAAGCGATTATAATGCTGCTAAAGCTAATGTTGCTAATACTTTGAGTGTTACCCCTTTAGCACAGCAGTTTGGCTACTCAGAGCAGCCGTATGGAGCTCTAACGGCTACAAATTTAGGTACGAACCCTTTTAATATTCCGTATCTTCAAACAAGAGGATTAATATAATGATAGATTTAAGAAAATTACTATTTATGCAGGAAGCTCAAAATCAACAGAATCAAAGTAATCTGTTATCAACTAACCAAGCACAATCAGGTTTACTAGGTAGTTTAATGAGTGATCCTACAGCTAAATTACTTATAGGTGCAAATATATTAGGAGCTGGTGTAAAAGGCACAGATCCTTTTAGTGCTATTACTCCTGCTGTACTTCAAGCTGCACAAATACAAAAAGCATTAGCACCAACAATAGGAAAAACTAAATTAGTTTTTGATAAAAAATTAGGTAAACAAGTTTATAGAACTGAAAAACAAATACAATCTGATTTAGATAGATTTGGACCAAAACCAGAAGAACCTGAATCAGCAAAAATTAAAAGATCACAAGAAAATATGTTATTTGGAAATTATACTAAAGACAAATCAGTTCAACAATTTAATCAAGCAAGTACACAATTAAAAAAAATGTTAACTTCTTTTGAACAAGGAACAGGTGCAGGAGATGTTGCAGGTGTTTTTGCATTTATGAAAACACTTGATCCACAATCTGTAGTAAGAGAAAGTGAATTTGAAGTTGCTGAAGGTACTGGTGGTGCAAAATTAGCATCTTTTGAAAAAGCATATCAAACTTGGAAAAAATTAAGAACTGGTGAAAGATTAACAGACAGAGAGAAAGATAATTTTAAAAAAGCAGCTATAGCTTTTTATCAAGGTGAACAATCTACTTTAGATAATTTAAGAGCTTCGTTTATGGGAATAGCAAAAAATCAAAAATTAGATACAACTAATATATTTGTTGATAGTGATATAAGACCACAATCAGGTGAATTTAGTATTCCTGTAGATCCTAAAAATCCAACAGGTCAAATGAAACAAATCAAATTTGGTAATCCAACAGGAATACAACTTGTTGATTACAAAGATGGAGAATATTATTTTAGACTTCCAACAGGAGAATTATTTAAAACTAAAGGAATAAGATAATGTCGCAAATTACTTATGTTTCTGAATTACCATCTGAACTAGCAAGACAAGAGGAACAATTACAAGAAATACCAAATAAAATTAGATTTTTAGTAGAAGGATCTCCTAATTTAGAATCTAAAATAGCAACACTAAAAAAATTTTATCCTGAAGTTCAAGTAGATACAAAAGAAAGTAATAATTTTATTGTAACAGATGAAAGCGGAAAAAAATTTCAATTAGATAATAAAAAAAAATTTACATTTGGTGATGTTATAGATGTAAGTAAAGAGTTAACAGAAATAGCTGGTGCTATAGGTGGTGCTACAGTTGGATCTGCTGTAGGTCCTGGTGGTACTGTTGCAGGAGCAGGAGCTGGTACAGCTTTAGGTGCAGAAGTATTTGAGAGAGTTGCAAAACAATTTGGTTCAGAAGTTTTAAGAACTAACAAAGAACATGCTGCACAAAGAATGACAGATTTTGCTTTTGGTTCTGTAGGTCAAGCAGCAGCACCATTAGTTGGTAAAGTTGTTAAAGGTTCAATTACAGGTTTTGGAAAAACAGCTAAAGCTACATCAGAGAGATTAAAAAATTATATTGATGCCGGTGTTACACCATCATTAGGTCAAGTGACTCAAAGCAGAGGTATTCAAACAGTAGAGATGGTATTAGGTAATATTCCAGGAGGTTCAGGAAGAATATCTGCTGTAGCACAAAAAGCACAAGATCAACTTGGTAAAAATGCATTAAATTTAGCATCTAAAACAATTAATAAAACTTTACCTGCTGATGAAGTTGCTGTTGGAAGAGTAATAAATCAAGGTATTAAAGATGGAGTTAATGCTTCAAATGGTTTTGTTGGTAGATTTCATTCAAGATCAGGTTCATTATATGGAGAGTTAGATAAATATTTACAAGCTGATAAAGGAATAAAATTAGATAAAACTGTTGCTAAATTAAAAGAATTAGTATCACCTGTAAAAGGTGCAGAAAAAACAAGTATAGTATTTAAAAATCAATTTTTAGATGATGTATTAAAAGGTTTAGAATCTGATTTAGCAAAAGGTGGTGGATCTTTACCTTATCAAGCAGTTAAATCTGTTAAAGGAAAAATAGGAAATAAAATAGGTAGTTTTGATTTAGTTAATCCTGTAGATAAAGCACAGTTAAAAACAATTTATGGTGCTTTAAGTGAAGATATTAAAATAGCTTTGAAAGGTAATACAAAAGGTCTTAACGCTTTATCAAGAGCAAACAATTATTACAATAGTGGTTTAAAAAGAATAGATAATTACTTAGCTCCTATATCTAAAATTGCTGATCCAGACAGAGTGTCTTCTTTATTATTAAATACAGGTAAAGAGGGAGCATCAAGATTAAATGCTATTAAAAAAAGTTTAACTACAGATCAATATAATGTTTTTCTTTCTAATGTAATTGAAAGACTAGGAAGAATACAACCAGGTCAAGCATTGACTGGAGAACTATTTGAAGGAACAGGTAAATTTTCATCTGAAACTTTTCTAACTAATTACAGTAGATTATCAAAACAAGCAAAAGATGCTTTATTTAGTGGTAAAGGTTGGACTAAAGGAATGAAAAAAGATTTTGACCAAATACTAAATATTTCTAATTTTATAAGAGAAAGCGGTAAAACATTTAGAAATCCTTCAGGAACTGCTGATAGACTTGTAGGACAAGGTATTTTATTTGGTAGTGCTGGTACTGCTTTTACTGGTAATCCTGCTTTTATTTTATCTGTACCTTTAATTATTGGAGGTGCTAATGTTTCTGCAAGATTAATGACAAATCCATCTTTTATAAAATGGTTAGCACAAGGAATTAGGATTGGTGGTAACAAAGGTGTTGATGGTGTTATTGAACATCTTGGTAGATTAGGTGTAATTATGGGTAACGCAGATTCTGAATCAAGACAAGCTATAAATGAATATCTACAAATGATAATGACAACTAAAACAAAATAATGAAAACACAATCACAAAAAAATTCAGAAGAGATTATTAAACTACAAGGCGAAGTTAAACTTATCCATGAAAAGATAACAACAATAAAAGACAATCACTTAGCTCACCTTGATAAGAGGGTGAATAATATTTATAAACTTTTATGGGTCGTAGTAACAATAAGTCTAAGTGGTCTAATAAACTTAGTCGTAAATCTTCTATCTTAAAAGGGAAGAAAACATCATTAAAAGGTACTGTTGGCGAATACGAAACAATCGCAAAACTAACAAAAGCTGGCTACTATGTGGCAAAGAGTTGTGATCCTGCTTGTCCTTTTGATATTGTGATTGTTGACAAAAATGGTAAAATACAGCTTTTAGATATTAAGACAATTACATATCGCAAAAGAGCTAAAGGTAAAATATTAAAAGATAAACCTAAAGGTTCTTACAAAATACATAGAGCTCCAACTAAGGAACAAAAGAAATTAGGTATAAGACTTTTGATGATAGATTATGAAGAATAAACCATTAAACATAGACGAATCACAAGCTGTGCAGATGCCAATGAAAACAGTTGCTAGTTTAATTAGCATCTGTGTAATTGGTGCTTGGTTTGCTTTCTCTGTAATTGAAAGATTGAATGTATTAGAAACTAAAAATCAGTTAGTAGAAAAAGATTTACAGTCTGCTAACGAATTTATTATAGGAGTTCCAAAAGGAAAAATGGTATCACCTCAGATAAATGAGCTTTTCATGTTAGTGGAGGAACTTTATAAAACAGTTGAGAAATTACAAGAAACACAAGAAATGAATATGACTAACAAAGTAAATATAGAATTTCATAGTAAACAAATTGATAAATTATTATCTGATGTAGAAAAATTAAAAGACAAACAAAGAGAATTTGCCAATGGAAAGAATCACTAAACAAATAATTAACTATATTAATGATATGCAAAAGAAAGCTAAACAAATGCGTTTTGTTAAAGAACTAAAAAAAGAAGTAGAGATTGGTGCTAACGGCACACAAAAATATGTTTTAAAAGAAGGTAAAAACAAAGGTAAGGTATTATGATTGTAGAAGGTGTTGTTGCTCTTTGTATGTTTATATCAGGTGAACTGAAAGAACACAGAATACAATCTGCTATGTCTGATTGTTTAAAGCATAAAAGAACTGCTGAAAGACAATATCAAGAAGGCATACAATATAAATGCGATACTGTAAAAGCAGAGTTAGAAAAAAATGTAGATGGTTCTAAATCTATTAAAAAAATAATTAAGGATGAGTAAATTTTTTAGACCATCACCTGCACAGCCTAACCCACCAATGAATCAGGCATTGTTAAAAACTGCTGAAATTCATAGTGATAACAAGGAGAAACCCATGAAATACATAAAAAAATTATGGAAAAAATATGTTGAATGGTTATTCAAAGACTTTTATAAATAGTTATGTGGATGAATATTGCAGCTAAATTAGTACCAGGCATTATCAAAACAGGTATGTCTATAGCTGCCAACAGAAGAAAAGCAAAAGAATTAGAATCAGTTGCTGAACTAAAGTTAGCTGAGAAAATGGCTAATGGTGAAGTTGAGTTTAAGAAAGCTGTTATTGATTCACATAGAAATGACTGGAAAGACGAATTCTGCTTGATATTAATTTCCATTCCTTTGCTTTTACTTGCATGGTCTGTATTTAGTGATGACCCTGATATTCAAGCTAAGATAGACATATTCTTTGATAAATTTTCTAACCTTCCAATGTTCTATCAAGCTCTAGTAGTAGGTGCTTTCAGTACAATATTAGGTATTAAAGGCGTATCTACATTTAAGAAAAAATAATGGAACCAATCTGCTATATTTTTATTATGCTATGGCTAATGGGAATGTCAGGTTGATGGAATTTTCTTTTCCTATAAATACCGCATTAGCTTTAGTTGTTATTTGTGGTATGCTCCTTTGGACTTTAAGACCTTAATTAAATTATGTCTGATACAAGTAGAGAGATAATTAGTGAGTATAAAGAACAAGTGCGAATACTCAAACAGCAAGTTGATGAGCTTGAAGATCAAAATAAAAGCAAAGACTCAGCTAATAAGAGATGCTTACAAAAGCTAGAGTATGCCAATGATGATCTTGAAAAAGCTAATAAACAAGTTAAAGAACTAGAGAAAAAACTAAAAGAGATAAAAGAAACAAATAAACTATTAACAGAACATCCATGAAAGTAGCCTTAATAATGATTATATGTAGCCAAGTTGCAGGAGAATGTATGAAACCTCATATGCTTAACCACCATGATACTTTCTATGATTGCTTGATTTCAGGCTATGAAGAGGCTAAAAAGAAAACAAAAGAAATTGGTAGAAAAGAAATAAATAAAAATGAGATTGTAATAAGATTCAAATGTTATTACGATGATAACCCAGATAGGAGAATGGCATGACACAATTATCAAAACACTTTAGTGAAAAAGAGATGACTAAATCCGGCACAGCTACTAGGCTTGGCTTGGATAACACACCAAATGAAGAACAAATAGAAAACCTAAAAGCATTATGTGAAAACATATTAGAACCATTAAGAGAATATTATGAATCAAGACCCATAATGGTCAGCTCAGGCTTTAGGTCAGAAAAATTATCAGAAGCTATAGGTTCATCAGCAAGATCACAACATTGTAAAGGCGAAGCTGTAGATTTTGAAATACCAGGATTTGACAATAAACAAGTTGCTGCACACATAAAAAACAATTTTGACTTTGATCAGCTTATTAGCGAATACTATGAAGAAGGTATAGCTGATAGTGGTTGGATTCATGTTAGTTATAAAAGAGATGGTAGCAATAGAAAACAATCTTTGATAAAAGATAAAGAAGGTTATAAAAATTGGGAATAATATGGCTAGAACTGCTGCATGGCAAAGAAAAGAAGGTAAATCTAAATCAGGTGGATTAAACGCCAAAGGTAGAGCTAGTTATAATAGAAGAACAGGTGGTAATTTAAAAGCACCGGTAACAACTAAACCAAGTAAATTAAAAAAAGGATCTAGTGCTTATAAACGTAGAAAGAGTTTTTGTGCTAGAATGAAAGGGATGAAAAGAAGATTAACTTCAGCTAAGACAGCAAATGATCCAAATTCAAGAATTAATAAAGCTCTACGTAAGTGGAATTGTTAATGAAAAAATTCTTAATAAAGAGTATAGTAAGATTAAGAATGAAATATGCTGATCTGAGAGGTCATCATGGTAAACGATGGAACTATGAACCTTCAGAATGGTATATGGGTAAACACAAAAAGAGGAGATAACTATGCCAATGGTTGGTAAAAAAAAGTTTGCATACACTAAGAAAGGCAAGAAAGCCGCTAAGATGTACGCAAAGAAAAAAAAGAAAAAAGTAAAAAGTAAATACTAGGTGTAGCTAACTGAATTAGCTGGGAGAGTCGGAGGGAAACTAACAATAGGAGAAAATATGCCGTTTAGTAAATATAGTCCAAAACAAAAGAAACTAGCAAGGATTGCACCACCAAGAGATAAAATAACTGGTGCTGATTTTGCTATGTTAAAGAAAAGAAAAAAGAGAAAGAAGAGAAAGTAATGGCTAAACTTTGTGCAAGAGGTAAGGCTGCTGCTAAACGTAAGTTCAAGGTTTATCCTTCAGCTTACGCTAATATGTATGCTAGTGGTGTTTGTTCAGGTAAAATAACACCAGGTGGTAAAAAGAAAAAAAAGAAAACTAAAAGAAGAAGATAATGGCTAAAAAAGGATTAAGGTCTTGGGTTGCTGAAAGATGGGTAGATATAGCTAACAAAAGATCCGATGGTAGTTTTCCTCCATGTGGTAGAAAAAAAGGTGAGAAGAGAAGAAACTATCCTAAATGTGTGCCATTAGCTAAAGCAAGATCAATGTCATCAGGACAAAGAAGAGCTGCTGTTGCTAGAAAAAATAGAGCAGAAAGAAGATCAAGAAAAGGAAAGAAACCTAATTACGCAAGAACATGAAGAAAAAAACTTGGGACAGAAAAAATGTTTCAAGGGTTATTGGTTCTTGTCATTTCTGTAAACACAAACATTCATCAGATCAAAGCGGTTGGATTATAAATGCAGAGAACAAGGTATTCTGTGAAACCCATACTGAAGGGGTGTCTAGCTGCTATGATAAATATATAAAACGAAAAACTATTCCTTTTAATGATTGGTAATACTAGGCGACAATCAGGGGAATACTGCTTACAGCATTGATTGCCGCCAAATATTAACTAGACCAAAACTTTTTAGCGTTTTCTAAATAGCTTGGATCTAGGTCGTTTTTCCAAAAGAAGTGATCAAAGTCAGGCTGTATATAATCTTTCAATACATTAGCATCATCTGATATTCTAAGTAAGTTTTGTCTTACCTTACATCTTTGGATAAAGTCTTTTCTCCTGCTCTCTATGCTCTTAGGTGTTAGGAGCTCACAGTTCTCAGCACTAAATACTTTGTAACCTTCCTCATTAATATAACAAATATATATTGGGAGTTCAGTAGCATAGTAATAAAAATCTGTTTGTATTAAGTGATAAGACTCTGGCACATCTTGAGGTAACTTAGCTGTGGTCCAACTTCTTGTACCATCTTTCTTAACTCTACCTCTTCTTGGAAACTTACATTTATCTTCAATAATCATACCTTTGAAGTTATCAGCTTTGTCTGCTTTCAAATCTGCATAACCATGTACCGGTATAGTTATGCCATCAAAGACTTTATAAGTTTCTATCTCAGGCTTACACTTTTCAAAACCTGGTATGCTCCTATGTGCAGCATCACCATTAACAATCATTCTTTCAATAATAGTTGAGTAATGATTAAAAGCGTCTATCTCCTTAGTATCAGGTATTAAGCTATTTAATTTTTCTCTAATTGGTGTGAACATTAAAATCCCTTAAAAAACCATCGTAATCATTTCTACCTAAGAATTTTACTATTTGTCTAGTTCTAAATTCTTTTGGATAGTTTGTAGCTTTCTCATACTTTTGAATTTGTTGGAAAGTTACATTGATTGATTGAGCAACATCGCTTTGTGATTTATTAGCTGCTCTTCTTGCTTGACGTAAAGCAACTCCAAGTTTTTGATAAAACTCTCTTTCTTTTTGTTCTAATGATATTTCAGACATTGTTTCCTTTCATTTAAGACAAAGAACCCTTTAACCCTTGTTGCAACTTTTGAATGTAAAACTAGAATTAAGTAGTTATTCTAGTTTGTCTTTGTTTCAACTCCATGATCTTCTCAGCTATTTGAGGTAATCTAGCTTTGCTTTTTAAGTATAATGTTTTGTGCTTATACATTCTACTTACTAACCTCTCCTGCTTCGACTCCAGATCCTTGAGTTTCTTTGGTTCTATTGTCATTTGTTTCCTCACCGATCAGTTTTATATTTGACCTAACAAAACGCTTATCGGTGATTGTTACTTCTGCGTCATCGCTAGGCTTTTTTGAGGAATGAGCTTTTTCTGTAGCTTCTTCTACAGTAGCACCCTCAAAAGTTTCTCTGAAGTTGACCATAAGTTCTGCAAGTGTATCTTTTTGTACTTTAGTCATTCAATTCTATATTCCTTCTATAACCTTTAATTTTCTTCAGGTCATTTCTTTCAGCCAATTTATCTATCAAGACAGTTATTGAGTTCTTGGATTTGTAGTCCAGACCCTCTGCCATTTCTTGAAAAGTTGGCATATAATTATTTTTTTTATAGTATTTTTTGATAAAATTCAATAGACGCAGCATAACTGGTGTCATGGGTATTTTACTTTTTTCTGTCATTTAACGCCAATCCTCTATTACATTCTGCATACCCATTAATATCATCATAGGTATCTTTTTTATATTTTTTATTGGTTATACTTCTCCAATTCTTTTCATCAATATTTAATATTCCCCATATATTTTTAGGTGCTTTTACAACATATCCATTATAAGCTGATAAATAACCTTCAATAATCTTTTGCATGACATAGCTTGTTTTTGAGAAAGAGCCATATTCTTCTTCTTTTTCTTTTAATAATCTCTCTAAATGTTTTGGTAGTTTGTGTATGCTTTCAATATTATCCGACATTTCAATCCTTGCAGTAGTAGTATAAAACTGTTTTTCCTTTATAATATGCTTTGCTTTTAGCCGTATCAAACTGTGTTATTTGTTCAAAAGCATCATGGCAAAGCATTTTTGGAGCAGTAGCTGAAACCGAAGCCTCAACTACTGAACCATTTAATAAGTGCATGATGACGACAAGAACATCCATTAGAAGTTCATATCATTATTTTTGGCTTTTGGTTCGTTTGCATAACCACTAATGTTTTTAACTTTAGCGTCTGCATTTAACCAACCTATAAGTGCTTTCTTTCCACCAATCTCAGCATCGTTTATATCGCCTGTAAATTTATTATCATCACCCTTAAACAAAACTCCTACTTGTTTAAAAATTCTAACAAACTTGGTGTTGCCATCTTTTGATGAACCTTTAGATCCTAAAATAGTTCCTTTAGCACCATTGTTTAATTTAATGTTACCTGAGAAATCTATTTTTACAGACCTTTCGTTACTTGGATCGTATTCAAAGAATACCCAATCCTTCTCTTTACCACTTTGATTTGACATTTTGTCCTCCGTTAGTTTCAATGGTCTTTTCTTTTTTATTAAAAGCACTCATAATGTTTTCATGTTTTTTCATATATTCACTATAGGTGCTATTTAATTTTGTTTTTGTAGTTGTGCCTTCTATTTTTTTTAGCACATCTTCATTATCTTTTTTTATTCCTTGACTTAATAAAGCTACAGTAAGTTCATCAGCACTAGCATATTCAGATCCTGCTAATCCAAATGCTGCGATGCACCTTCCTAAACTGCTTGTGAAGGCATTCTCCATAGCACTTGTTTTATTTATAAATGATGAATTACGAAACTCTTCACTATGACCAACTGCATAAGGTTGATCTCCAATATATAATGTTGTTTTTGCTACAACTCTATCATTGTCATGGTGTATTAGTTGTTCATCTATTTTAGATTCAGGAAAATATTCTTTTAAATGTTTAAATCTTTCAGCCACAGTAGAATATTTTTTACCTTTTATATTAACTGTAGGTATTTTTTTTAGTTCAGATAAACATTTTTTATATCTATCTTTAAACGAACCTTTATTAGATTCTTTTTCTTCAGTTGATTTTTGCTTTGTCATTAGACCCTTTCTGTTTGATTTGTTCTTCTAGTTCAGCAATTTTATTTTTTAATTTTTTATTTTCAAAATTAAGGTTATTGATTTGTAAACTTAGTTTACCATTCATAACTTTATGAGAATTATTAATTCTTTGTGCTTCCTGGTAATCTCTTTTATAATGTTCAAGTTCCCTTTTTAATTCATTGAGGGTATTCGCCATTGGATTATAACCTACATCAGCCATTTTTCTTTCCTTCCATTACTTCTTTGATTGTTAATTTATAAACAATGATGTCTTGTAAAGCTCTTCCTATCATAGCTCCAAAAATCATCTTACAGTTTGGTGGCAACTTCTTTCTTTCATCTTCCGATAAGACGCAATAGTTATAAAACCATTGATCCGTAGGTTTATTACATTGTGAGGGAGAAAGATGGTCTGCTGAAAAGCAACCACCATCCTTTCTGTGTTTCCATTCCTTTCCTATTTTTATCAGCATTGATTCGTTTATATAGAACAAATATTGTAAAAGCAATATACATCTTGATTAAAGTTATTAAATAATCTACAAGCGAATATGCTCAGATTACTTGATTTATTTAGCGGAATTGGCGGTTTTTCGCTAGGTATGGAAGCTACAAAACGAATCAAAACCATAGGATTTGTAGAAAAAGACAAATTTTGCCAAAAAGTATTGCAGAAAAATTTTAAAAATATACCAATAGAGGAGGATATTAGAAATGTTAAAGGATCAAACTACACAGCCGACATTGTTTCAGGAGGATTCCCATGCCAACCATTCTCAGTTGCAGGAAAACGAAGAGGACAAGACGATGATCGTTACCTCTGGGATGAAACTATTAGAGTTGTTGCCGAAACAAAACCAAAATGGTTTGTTGGCGAAAATGTTGAAGGGATTATTAACATCAACAACGGCTTGGTACTCAGACAGGTGCAAACTGATTTGGAAAAAGAAGGTTTCCAAGTCCAATGTCTTATTATTCCAGCTTCAGGCATCGGTGCTTGGCATCAAAGAAAAAGAGTTTGGATTATTGCCAACTCCAACTCAAGATTCAGCATCGGAGAGAACAAAGAAATACAAACAAGGGGGAACACCATTAACAGTAGCAATAAAGATGTTTCCAACTCCAACAGTAGGTTGCGAAGAGGGAGGGGAACAGAGCAAGAGAGTAGAGCAAACGAAATCTGGAGGTTTTATACTCCGAAAGAAGAACAAACCGAACAGCACATTCGGAGCAAAGCTGTCGGATGCGATGCTCTACCTGGAGAGAAAAATGTATTACACACCATCAGCAAGGGATTGGAAGGATACAGGGAACATAACACAATGGAAGAAAGAGTATTTAGACAACACACAAATGAGATTACCAATTCAAATAGCAAAAGAAAATCATGGAAAACCTGGTGGCAAACTCAATCCGAACTTTGTGGAGTTCCTCATGGGATATCCTATGAATTGGACAAAGATAGATCCAACAGAATAAAAGCACTTGGTAATAGTATTGTGCCACAAATAGCTTATGAAATAGGTAAGGCAATAGTAGATGCAGAAATTTCGCAAGATTAAATATAAACAAAAACAAATAAAAGTTTATTGGAAAACATTAAAAGATTGTTGGGGTTTGTATGAAGGTAGTAAATTACAACTAACTATAGACCCAAATCAATCAAAAATGAATATGGCTAAAACTATTTATCATGAGCTTTGGCATATTATTTGTGATTTAAATGGAGTTGATATTAATAAGATAGGAGAGGAAAAGACAGCTTATTTAAGTCAAGAGTTTGCACCGATACTTAAAAAGAATAGGTCTTTGAGAAAGTGTTTAAATGAGTTATTTATATCCTGAAGTGGAAAAATGGAAAGAATGCAGCGAATGCGTAATGACAGCATTAATAGAACATAACGGCAAACCTTTATGTGCTGATTGTTACGCAAAAAAAATTTGGCATACAAAACTTGATAATGTTCCAAAAGTAATTGAAAAAAAAGAACTTTGTAAAGAAATAGAATATGCCGGTGGTAAGGCTTATTATGAAATGCTAAAAATGTTTAGGGAAAATAGAAAGGATAAGAAATGAATCAAGTCAATAAAGCATTAGCAAGAAGTCAAGCACAATCAAAAACAAAATTAAGACTAGCTGGTCATGATATAACAAAAACAAGAGAAAAAAATGATTTTTACCCAACACCTCCTTCAGGAATTTTGCCGTTACTTGAAAAAGAAAAGTTTGAGGGAAATATTTGGGAGTGTGCTTGTGGTGATGGTGCTATTTCTAAAATATTAATTGATAAAGGTTATAATGTTTACAGCTCTGATTTGATTGATAGAGGTTATGGTGAAACAGGTATTGATTTTTTACAAACTAATAAAAAATTTGATAATATTATTACTAATCCTCCTTTTAAATTATCTTTACCTTTTGTTTATAAAGCCGTTGAATCTGTAAATAAGAAGGTAGCTTTTTTATGTAGAATAACATTTTTAGAGGGTATCGCTAGACAAAAAATGTTTCAAGAAACACCTATCAAACAAATATATATTTTTTCAAAAAGAATCACATTTACCAACCCAAATAGTGGACTTAAAACTCATGGTGGGGGTATGTTAGCTTTCGGTTGGTTTATTTGGGAAAAAGGTTTTAAAGGTAAACCTACTATTGATTGGATATGAAGATAAAACTTGAACCTTTTGAAGTTGAACTAGCTGCTAACACAGCAACAAGAAGATTTATAGAAAACCTCAAAATGGGTAAATCTTTTTCTTATGGTTATAAAGGATCTGATGAAAAGACCTTAGTTCTTGGTATCATGGGTGCTTGTGCTGAAGTTGCTTTTGCTAAATCACAAAACAAATACTTTAATGGTTCTTATTCAGATCGTTACGCTAGGTACACAGATTCCGATATGCAAAACAAAATAGAAATAAGATCACAAAAGAGAAAAGATTATAATTTTTTATTGATTAGACCTAATGAGAAAAGAGCTAGATATGTTCTTGTTATTGATGAAGGTAATTTTGAGTTTTCAATTATGGGTTGGTACCCTTTTATTACAGATATGCCACAAAGGCTTACGAATTTTGGGCATCCTAACAGACCTCCTGCTTATAAGGTTGAAATAAAAGAGCTATACCCTATAAGTGATTTATGAAAGATAAAATAAATTTTAAATTATTTAAGCCATTTGGTTCTACTTTAGCTAAAGCAACATTACCTCTTGAACTAATGAAAGATTTTAAAGAGGATTTACAACAAATAAGAAAAGACGAAAAAAAGAAAGTGCAGCATAATTGGGGTAAACGTCTTGTTGGTCATGTATCTGAGGAATATTTAATAAGTCCTCAAATTATGATGAAATGGAAAAAAGCATTTTTTGACCCTATCATAGCTTCATACGCAAACGCACATTACAAAGAAGATAAGATTGAAAGAATATTAATTAACTCAGCTTGGTATGTTATTAGCAAACCAAATGACTTTAATCCTTGCCATAGACATACAGAATACATTAAAGGCAACTATCATTTATCTTGCGTAGGATATTTGCAGATCCCTACATCAATGAAACCTACAGACAATGCGAAGAGTCATAACGACTTTAGTGGTAATACTGAGTTTATAGAGGGTTCTGAGGGTATGTTTACTGATGTTAATTATAGGGTAGTGCCTAATGAAAGAGATTGGATATTATTTCCTAATTCACTTACGCACTTGGTTTACCCTTTTAACTCTGATGATAATGAAGAAAGAATTAGTTTTTCTTTTAATGCAACTATTATGTTTGATTTAGGTAGTAAACAAGAGAAACCAACTCAAGAACAATAAAAACTTCTATCAATTTCTGTAATTTCCTTTCCTTCTTTGTATGGCTATCTGCATTCTCCCTATAGCTATGTTTTTAGCCGTTTCAATATAAGATTTAATATTAGGACAATTACAATAGTCGCCAAAGCTAATCTTTTCTTTGATCTCCTTTGGCAAACTATCGTATTCTGCTCTTAATGTAGTTGTTACTGCTTTCATATGATTTCTAGCACCAATAAGAAATAGAACAAAATCAAAGCACTAAACGACACATAAAGCATAGCATTTAATATACAGTTAATGATCTTCTTCAGATTGCACCACCTTTCATATTAATTATTAAGGACTCTAATTGTGGAGCATATTGCAACAATACAAATAGACCCCACATTATTAATAGAAAGATAGCAAAGTTTAATAGTTCTTTAAATGTTTCCATAAATTAATCCTCATATTGTTTAATTAAGTCAATTAATGATTGATCTATAACTTCATCAAAAGTTGACAATAATTCTTTGTTAAAACATCTACCACCACCTGAACAATGAAAAGTAACTACAACATCATCAAAATGTTTTTTAGCTTCATCATGTAAATTAGAATATGAATTATCATGTCCTGGATATTCCCCATCCTGATGATTTAAACAATCCTCAACATAATCACTTAATGATTGTTCTGTGTGACCACCCTCAACTGCCTGTTGCCATAATTCTCTATGGAATTCAGTTGCATTGTCTAAATCATTATTTTGATCAATTTCAGACTGAGTAATTGGATCAAGGACTGTACCAACTGCACCTTTAAAACCATCTTTATATTTAAAGATTTCTTCTAAAAAGTATATTGAACCATCTTTGATCCCAACCGGTTTATTGATTTTTAAGAACTCTCTGTCTAAGTTAGAGTCTTTTTGTAATTGTGCTTTTATCATGTTTCCCCCTTTGTTAGTTTTATGATTCGTAAGCATAATTTGTTGTACCATATTTGTACAAGTAATCCAAAGTTTTTTTATAAGTTTTTTGTTCTAGTAATGTTCTTGTTGATTACCCAAAATTTGTGTATATAAGAAAGGCAAAGGGTTATGAAAAAAAGCGGTTTTACAATGGTGCCAAATAGCTTGATTTTGGATGATAGGCTATCCAATGACGCAAAGCTATTATTTTGTTATATTAGATCCCTTTCACCTAATTTTAGAACCTTGCGAAACTCCAACTTGAAGTCCAAATTGGGTCTTTCTATTAATACATTGCAGAAATGTAAGGAGGAGTTGGTTCAGCATAAATACTTGGTTATTAAGAGGTTATCATCAGCTAATTATTATGATCTGAGATTACCCAAAAATAGGGTAGTCACTATGTCAAAATCTGATCAATCACCCTACCCAAAAACTACGCAGTATTATAAAGATAATACTAATTATAGAAATACTATTATTAATAAGGGATCTAAAAGATTTAAAAAGCTAAAGGGATTTAAAAGTGATGACTAAAACCGCTCCCCCCTCTCTTGAACGACCATATTATTATAATGATAAGGAGTTGGAGGACACTTTTAACAATTATTATAGTAAGGCTCAAAAGCTAGAAATTACGATGAATCTTTGGAGTGATTACAATAGCGGTATGCTAGCTGCAGAACAATTAACTTGGATTATTAAAAATAAAAAGTTTGGTGGCTATACTGCAAAGCTAATCTTAGATGATATGCTTAAAAAGAATATCATTAGAAAAAATCCATTAACAAGCGAAAATAAACCTTTTTTCAAGCCTAAAGGTGTTTTTGACTTTTAAAACTATATATTGTGTTATATAAGTAAAAGCATACTAGCTTCACCCTTTCGCTAGTATTTATTAAGTGATCACTAGAGGTTGGGCGTTACTTTCTTTCCTTTCTATACGCCCACCTCACTAAAGGGATTATTATGGCAGGCAGAAAAAGAAAATTATCTAAAAAATTAACAGAACAGATATTAGATTATCTCAGCGATGGACTTACAATAAGACAGGTATTTGAAAAGCCAGAAATAGATTACACTTGGACTAGTTTCAGAAAAGAACTTGTTGCAGATCCTGAATTGATGGATCGTTATCAAAAGGCAAAAGAATTGGCTATTGATTTGGAGCTTTCAAACTTAAAAGATAAAAGGTTAGAGTTAGAAGCTAAAATAGAAAACGGAGATATTGACGGCAAAGCCGGACAGAACTTAGTTAATTTATATAAGGTGATTGTTGCTAGTTCGCAGTGGTCAGCGTCTAAAATAAGCAGTAAAAGATATGGAAAAGCTGCTGAACTGACAATAAAAGGTGATAAAAATGAGCCACTTAGCATTTCCTGGCAGAACTAAGTTAAGCTAGAAGTGTTGATTTACTTGAGTTGTTGTCATTTCTTGCACACATAAAACATAGTTATTGCACATGAATAAGAACAAAACATGAACACTATTGAGAACTTTTTATTATCAATAGTAATATTTCCGTTAACGATTAATTATCGGAAGGTTTAATTAGTGGATTTATGGTTGTAGATTACTAGATGTGGGGGTTTTTGAGAGCCGATACCCCATTTTTGACTTTTGACGTTAGATTAAAATTGATACAAGGTACACACAAACAAATGAAAGATTTGATATTAAGAACAGCGATATTCATCATGAAAGATAAAACAACAGGCAGACCAGTTGTTGTTACAAAGTTCTATGGTTTTCAGGATGAGCAAGAAGCACATGATTTTTCTCAAATTTTAAAAGAGCAATACATTGACGATATTCCAGAAGATGATGTTACAATGCACTAAATGAATTTTCCTAATAAAAAATACGACATAATTGTTATAGATCCACCATGAAAGATAAAAAAAGTTAAAAGAAAAATTAGGTCTAATCAAGTTGAAATGGACTATCCTATAATGGAACTAGAACAAATTAAAAAAATGCCAATAAAAAGTTTAGCAAAAGATAATTGCTGGGTTTTTCTTTGGAATATTCAAAAATACATTTTTGAATCTAAATCTATTTTAGAAAATTGGGGTTTTAAATATTTGTGCATGGGAGCTTGGGAAAAAACATTTGGAAAATCATCAGGTCAACCAATGTTTGGTTTTAGATGGAACGCAGAATTTATAGCCATAGGATATAACAATACACCTGATTTTTGGTGTAAAGGTAAAAAACTTATTCCATTAATATTTCAAGCTGAAAATATTAGACACTCACAGAAACCTGATAAATTTTATGAAATGATTGAACCATTAGGAAACGACAGAATTGACATCTTTGCTAGACAAAAAAGAAAAGGTTGGGATGTTTGGGGAAATGAAGTATAGGGGGTTTTATTAAAGTATGAAACAAATCGTAATTCCTTACAAGCCAAGAGAAATCCAAAAATTTTTGCACAAAAAATGCGATGTGAACCGGTTCAATGTTGTGGTGGTGCATAGAAGAGGTGGTAAGACTGTGTTTGCTATAAACCATTTAATCAGAGCTGCGTTAACCAATAAAAAACCTTATCCAAGATATGCTTTTATCTCTCCTTACAGACTGCAAGGTAAATCCACAGCTTGGGATTATATGAAACAATTTTCGGCAGCCATACCTGGTGTAAAGTTTAACGAATCAGAATTGAGAGTAGATTTCTCAGTTAACAACTCAAGAATACAGATTATAGGTGGTGAGAATAGTTCGGCAATCAGAGGACAATACTTTGACGGCATTATCGTAGATGAAACGCAGAACATAGCACCAGACTTATTTGACACCATACTTAGACCTTGCTTGGCAGACCGAAGGGGTTTTGCTATTTTCATAGGAACGCCACATGGTAGGAATTGGTTCTTTGAATTACATGAAAAGGCAAAGCATACAAAAGATTGGTTTACTTGTAGAATAAAAGCTAGTGAAACTAAAATCATACCGCAGGATGAATTAGATGCTGCCAAAAGCACAATGTCGCCAGATGCCTATGAGCAAGAATTTGAGTGTTCTTTCCAAGCAGGAATATCAGGATCTTATTATGGAAAGATTATGGAGGATCTTGAGAAAGACGGCAGAATAACAAACTTTGATATTGATGAGGATATAGAAACAGAAACATGGTGGGATCTTGGAATGAATGATTCTACTGTAATAATCTTTGCTCAAAGGAGAGGCGATGAGGTAAGGATTGTGGATTGTTATGAAAACTCTAGCGAAGGCTTAGAGCATTATCTAAATGTTATAGATGATAAACCTTATACTTATTCAAAGCATATAGCTCCCCATGACATAAGAGTTAGGGAAATAGGCACTAATAAGTCAAGATGGGAAACGGCAAGAGAAATGGGATTAGAGTTTGATATAGCTCCAAAGCTAAGTGTAGAAGATGGTATAGAGCAAACAAGGCGGTTGCTGCCTAAGTGTTATTTTCATAAAAGTAATTGCAAAAAGCTAGTAGAGGCGTTAAAAAGCTACTGTAAGCGATGGGATGAAAAAAATAACTGTTTTCGTAACAGACCGCTTCACAACTGGGCTTCACACTTTTGCGACAGTTTCAGATATGGTGCTATCGTAGAACCTTTAGAAAGATCGGATTGGCAAAAGCCAATAAGAGTGAATACCAATTATATAATTTAG